CCATCACAGAAACTAGCAACCCCTACTAGCCAGTATTTTAGTGGGAACGGGTCAACTACGGCCTTTACATTGAACCGTCCGGTTAATGTAGCTGAAGACCTGAACGTGTATGTGAATAACGTGGCTCAACAGCCGGGGGCGGGGAAGTCCTACACTGCCACAGGAACCACACTAACATTTGATGCAGCGCCTGACGCTGGTACAAACAATGTATACGTTGTCTACCGAGGACTGGCAGAGCCAACAACAAGATTAGAGCATCCTTCCGGTCAGCCGATTTCTGCTACAACAGGAACGTTTAGTGGTGATTTAACCGTTGACACTACCACTCTTAAAGTTGACAGCACGAATAATCGGGTTGGCGTGGGCGTTGCTGCACCAGACGCAAAACTTCATGTTTTAGATACAGCCGCAAGCACAACAACTCACGCTTATACCAAACTACATCTTGAAGACAGTGACCATTTGGCTATGCAATTTTCAGGTGGCACATCCGGTGAACAGTGGATTTGGTTTTCTGATGATACTACTGCGACACCTGTTGGCGGTATTACTTACTATCACGGCGGCCCATATATGGGTTTTAGAGTTGAAGGCACAGAACGTATGCGCATAAACAGCAGCGGCAATCTGCTAGTGGGTACAGCTACACCAAACGACACTGAAAGACTGACTGTGTTGACAACTACTGATGTAGCAATTTCTACTAGACCTAGTTCGGCTTCTAATTTTTATTCGTTACTTATCAGAAACGCGTCGAACGGGAATACCATCGGTAGTATTTATTCCACAACCACCTCAACATCTTTTAATACTTCATCAGACTATCGTTTGAAAGAAAATGTGACTTATGACTGGAACGCAACAAGCCGCCTCAAGCAACTCAAGCCAGCTAGGTTTAACTTTATCGCTGAACCAGATATTACCGTTGATGGGTTTCTCGCGCATGAGGCGGCTACTATTTGTCCCGAAAGCGTTACTGGAACTCACAATGAAGTCGATGATGATGGCAACGCTGTTATGCAGGGCATTGATCAGAGTAAGCTGACCCCATTGCTCACAAAGGCACTAATCGAAACGGTTGAAAAGATTGAAGCACTTGAAGCCCGTATTGCGGGATTGGAGTCTAAGTAATGCCTATATCTAAAATGCAATCAGACTCTTTTGCTTCTGGCGTAGGCGGGAAGGTGCTTCAAATGATTAGAGCCGCCGCTGCTCCTAGACTTTCATCATCAGTAGGTTCTGGCACTTATGTTGATTCTGGGATTACAGCCTCAATAACTCCTAGCTCTTCATCAAGTAAAATCTTGATTTTTAATCAAATAAATATGAATGGAACAGCCTCTACTTATCACTATAATTTAATAAAACGTAGTATTGGCGGCGGCGCTGAGGCTGGTATAACAGGCGCAAATCAGTACGGAAATACTTTTGTATACAAGGCTGGCAGTGAATGGTTAACGTTATCGGCTTCTCTTGTTGATGAGCCAGCAACAACTTCTGCAATAATATATAAAATTTATTACGGAGTTGCTAACACTTCAACTTGGACTTTTGGTTGGAACTCATCTGGTGGGGGTGATAACGGAAACTCTTTAATTCTAATAGAGTTGGGGCCATAAAATGGCATACATAGGTATAGATCCAAACGTAGGTGACATAACATTCCAGAAGTTTACTGGAACAGGGAGCGCCACTGCCTTTACTCTGTCTCAGGCTGTTGTGAGCGGTGAGGCTATTGTCGTAACCATAGGAAACGTGGTTCAGGAGCCGGGGTCTAGCGCAGCTTATACAGCACAGGCAAACACCCTTACATTCTCCGCAGCCCCTGCCAACGGTGACATCATTACTGTGCGCTACTTTGGTCGCGCCGTAGATCAGCCAACCAGCTACGCAATGCAGCTATTCAAGTATGTGGCTACAGCAAGTCAGACTGCGTTTACTGGTGCAGATGCCAACGGTGCTGTACTGGTGATTAGCGGCAATGACGTAGATGTTTACTTGAACGGTGTGCATCTGGATAGCTCAGATTTCACAGCTAGTGGCGGGGACACAATAACACTAGGCACAGGCGCAGCTTTAAACGATGAGCTAGTCATTAGAGCCTATCGCGCATTTAGCGTAACTGATACAGTGAGCAAGGCTTCTGGGGGTACATTTGCTGGGGAGATAACAGCGCCGCAGTTCCAGACAACAAACACAATAGTTGATACGGCTGTGTTCCGCACAAACGGTCAGAGCGTTTCAGAGAACACAACAATAGGGTCAACCAAGAACGCCTTGGCGATTGGCCCTCTAACGATAGGTTCGTCAACCACGATTACGGTTAACGGCAACCTAACAATACTGTGAGGCACAGATGGCTTCGATAATAAATGTAGACAAGATTGCTGAAGCTACCAGCGGAAACGGTGTGCAGATTCCGGGTCACGTTGTGCAAGTTGTAAATGTTGCTTATAACACAGGTATTACTCTAAATTCCACTGGTAGTGCAGTTGAAACAGGCTTGGCCGCTACAATAACTCCTAAATTTAATACAAGTAAAATTATAATTTTAGCTAACCAAAACATCCAAGTTAGTGGGGCGAGTTGGGCGCAAATAGTTTTGAGAAAAGGCACAATAGCAAGTAATACAATTATGGCAATTATGTCTTCCCCAGAGGGTTACACGGCCACAACAGACGAATCGGTTAACACTATTCCAATGTGCTATGAAGACAGCCCCGCAACAACCTCTGCAACCAGATACTTTTGTTCAATGGAGCTATTGTCTGGCAGTGCAATGTACGCTCAAACTTCTACCAGTGGTACTTCGGTTAGCACAATGACTTTAATGGAGATTGCACAATGAGTAAGCTCTTTGTTGATGACATTGTTGAGAAGACCAGCGGTCATGGTGTTAGTATTCCGGGTCATGTGGTTCAGGTGCAAAGAGATATTAGATGGGGAGTTACTTCTCATCTCTATAATGGAACCTCAACATCCTTTGCAGCTAGTGGGTTAGAGATTACAATTACACCGAAATTTAATAACAGTATAATTAAAGTACAGGCATATTCTACAATGTGCGAAGCGCAAGGTAGTGGCGCTGCCTTTCGGGTTGCGTTATACCAAAAAATTGGAAGTGGGTCATATGAAATAGTTCCTGCTTCTGGTACTGGAACCACCACCTCCACAATATCTATGGGGTATTCTCATGCAGACTATAATCCATTCTCACCAATGAACACAGTGTATTTTCATACTTGCACAAGTTTAGATGTATTAAAATTTCAACCATATGTTAAATGTACTTCTGGAACTGCTAGGCTTTGCCATACCGATGGTGCTGCTGGGATAATTGCTACGGAGATTGCACAATGACAAGCATCTTGAAAGTCTCCGAAATTCAAGACCCAACTAACGGGAATAGTGCGCTTACTGTTGATACCAGTGGGCGTGTTGCTATGCCAGCTAAACCTTCTTTCTTTGCTACTAACAACGCTAACGCATGGCAAAGTTTTGGTAATACTAATTTTAATACAATGCCTTTTAATACAACCTCTCACAATATTGGTAATCATTACAATACGTCAAACTATAGATTTAATGTTCCCGTTACGGGTTCGTATTATTTTTATTTGCAATTTCTACATGATGCCACAACTACATCATCTTATGCTGAAGCTCGTTTTCACAGAACCGACACAAGCGGTGGTGGACATGTTTTAGCTTTTAAGCATAACAGTTTTCAAGGGGATACGGTTGCTGTAGCAACGGTCGCCTACTTACAAGCTAATGATTACGTTGAAGCACAAGGTCGAGTAGGTAACACTAACGCAGACGATTGGTACGCTATAAGTTATTATGCAAACTTTTGCGGTTATTTTATAGGATAGGAGAATAAAATGAGTATAGCAGAAGCACTTACAGAACTAGGCATCACCGAATGGGTGCTTAGAGGTGATCCAACAACAGAAGACGAGTTCAATTCAATGTTCCGTAAGGTTACGGGCGCTGACTCAAATGGCTCGGCTATCGAAAGCAGCAAGCCATCTGACTGGGGTACAACTTGGTCAGCGGTCAAGGCAAAGTCTGATGAGCTAAAGGCGGCAGAGCCTATGAAGCTGCTACGGGCAGAGCGTAACCGTTTGCTTGCGGAGACAGACTGGTGGGCATCCAGCGATCTAGCTGGTTCAATGAGTGGTGCCCGTACAGCATACCGTCAGGAACTGCGTGACATTACCAAGAGCGCCACCAGCCTTGATGATGTTAAGTGGCCTACTAAGCCGGAGTAAGATATGAGCCGTGCAAGAGAAATAGCT